GTGGTACCAACTGGCATTTTAACTGACGTGGTTGTAGCAAAGTTTACAATAGCATTGGTGACCTGTGTGCTGGCACCAAAGCTGGCTGAGTTGGCGCCGGCATCAACATAGAACACATTGGCGGACAGGCCGTTGAATGCTATATCTGTGTCGGTTAAGCCGCTGTTGACTGTAATTCTAGTATTGGCGCTGTTGATACTGTCAACACCAACTGTAATATTACCAAATGTACCATTTCCAGTAGCACTAATAAGTCCGCCTGTAAGTATATTTCCACCAGTGATGTTTCCACTTCCAGAAATTGCACCGGCAGCACCACTGGTTAGGAGATTTCCACCAGTTACATTACCAGTGACACTCACTGATGTACCAGTCATTACGCCACCTACTACACTTGCAGCAGTGGTTGTACCTGACACACTGGTATTTGCTCCAGATATATCTCCAGTGACACTTACTGAAGATCCTGTGATAACTCCACCTACTACTGAAGCAGCTGTGGTTGTACCTGTGACACTTGTTGAAGATCCTGTGATAACTCCACCTACTACTGAAGCAGCTGTGGTTGTACCTGTGACACTTGTTGAAGAGCCGGTGATGACTCCACCTACTACTGAAGCAGCTGTGGTTGTACCTGTGACACTTGTACTTGAACCGGTGATGACTCCACCAACTACACTGGCAGCAGTGGTTGTACCTGTGACACTTGTTGAAGAGCCGGTGATGACTCCACCTACTACTGAAGCAGCTGTGGTTGTACCAGAGACACTTGTACTGGCACCGGTAATTGCACCACCTGTGGCAAGATTGCCACCTGTGATGTTAGCAGTGGCACTAATAAGTCCACCTGTTAAGACGTTGCCACCTGTGATATTAGAAGTAGCACTAATAAGTCCACCTGTTAAGACGTTACCACCTGTGATGTTGGCTGTAACACTAAGGCTGGTACCTGTGGCCGCTGTAATATTAGGATTGGTTAATACTGCCCCTGATGGAATAAAAAGTTGATTACTACCGTTAATGCCAACGGTGTTGGCACCAGATGTATCGATGTTTACATTGAACACTGTGCCGTTTAGGCTTAATGCATTACCAGCTGTGTATGATCCTGCTCCAGAGAATTGAGTAAATGTAATTGCCGTGGTGCCAATTGTGACTGGTGAACTACTATTATTAGTACACACCCAACCTGTATCAGCCTGGTTTGTTCCATCTTCAACAAAGGTAAATGCTGAATAGAATTCATTAGGTTGATTCATGTCTGTGGCGCGAGTTAATATGTATGCGGCACCAACAGCGCCAGCTGTGGTACACAAATAGATACCATTGTAGGGCGCATTGCCTGCGGCTTCGTTCTTGACCAACACGCGATCGTTTAATGCAACTACCACACCATCCACTGTGAGGTTGCCAACAGCATTACCTGTAAGAGTTGCTCCGACGCCCGAGGTACCATTGTTGTAGACGTATGCTGGCAATACCGCATATGTGGCCAGCACCACTGAAGCTTTGGGATCAAGTCCTTGTGCCACGCTGTCAACATAAAATTTGGTTGCAGCGTCTTGATCTTGTACTGGATCTGCTAGGCTGTTGATATAACGACTGTTTAGACTAACATTACCTGTGCCAGCTGGTGATAAACTAATAGCACCGTTGCCTGTGGTGGTGATTGTGACCGTGGCTCCAACTACGCTAGGAGTATTAACTATAGCTCCATCTACGTTACCAGTAACACTTACTGAAGAGCCGGTCATTACGCCGCCAACTACTGAGGCTGCTGTGGTTGTGCCGGTTACCGAAGTACTTGATCCTGTAATGACTCCACCAACTACTGAAGCAGCTGTGGTTGTGCCGGTGACACTTGTTGAAGATCCGGTGATGACTCCACCAACGACACTAGCAGCAGTGGTTGTGCCGGTGACACTTGTTGAAGATCCGGTGATGACTCCACCAACGACACTAGCAGCTGTGGTTGTGCCTGTGACACTTGTTGAAGATCCGGTGATGACTCCACCTACTACTGAAGCTGCTGTGACTGTGCCAGCTGTAGATACATTAGCTCCGTTAATGTTACCATTGGCTGTTAATACGTTGCCAACCTTGTCAAATGTGAACCCAGCACTGGCTCCTAAAATATCGCCGGTGTCGTTAAACTGAACTTGTGTATTGGCGCCAGCTGCATCAATATTTCCTGAGATATTACCAATAAAGTTTGCAGCTGAGATGTTACCGGTAACGCTGACACTTGAGCCGGTCATTACGCCACCTACTACAGAGGCAGCTGTGGTTGTACCTGAAACACTTGTACTTGATCCAGTGATAACTCCGCCTACTACTGAGGCAGCTGTGGTTGTACCTGAAACACTTGTTGAAGTACCTGTAATTACTCCACCCACTGTTGAAGCAGCTGTGGCAATGCCAGGAGTAGTGAAATTAGCGGCATTAACATTACTTGTGGCATTGAGTGCACCTGTTACATTGCCTGCAACACTTAAATTACCACCAACTAATACTGAGTTAGCGTGAAAATTGCCATAAGAATTAATATTTGCTGTAGTGTTACTTACTGTGGTGTTACTTAAAAATACAGCAAATTCTGTGTTGCCTTCGTTCCATCCCATGAACGAACTATTTTGATTGCCACGTAGACCTATAAAACCAATGTCTACTGTTGGAGTGCCTGCGGTTTGACCATCAGCTAAAGTAATAATTGGATCTTTGATTAAGGTATTAACCGTGTCAACTGTAGTGGTTGCTCCATTGACTGTCAAGTTACCAGTAATTGTTAAGTCACTGCCGTAGGTCAAGCTATTAGCTAGCTTGCTTGCAGTAACGGAAAAGTTTTGCAGTTTTACCGCTGCATTAACGCCTAGTTGTGTATTTGCGCCGCTTGCATCAGTAATCTGATTATTCTTAATTCTTGTGACAGCCATGGTAATCTCCAATTTATGAATGTATTTACCGGGGCCGTAGGTTTTTAGTTCTCTGCATAGAGAATTCGCTCAAGAGTGGATTGTGGGGGGTAAATTCTTAGTTTACGGTGCCGTTACAGGCGGCCGACTACTATTTCTATGATGCCAGATTCGCCATCAAATGCTTCTAAGGCCTTGCCTATTACAGTACCCATACCTGGTGTACTTTCTGCTCTAGCTGCTCCGTTACCTGCTGAAACCATCATGGCGCCTTTGGTAACTGTGCCAACTACTCGACACGGAACGCGACCGGTGAGTGCGACCTGTGTTGGAAATTCACAAAAAATTCCTGCATTCATAATGTAACTTGGATTGGTACTAACTACACCGGCTACGCAGGGATCTGAATCATCAGTAGTCAATGTAACTTCACTATTGCCTCCAAAACTCAGCACAGTTCCAGAAGCATATCTGGCATCAGCGGAATATAATTCTGCCAAGTCTGCATACTGAGCACTAGTGGCTTTGGCGAATACTGTGTCAAAATATGTGCTGGAACTACCAATGTTCCCTACGCCGTTGCCATTGGCATTAACAATATTACCGGCTGTTACGGTACCCGTGGCCACTGTTAAATTGCCACTAGTAATGTTACCGGTAACACTTACGATACCGGAGACATACACACCTGTGTTGGCAAACACTGCCACATTTGAGGTGCCAGTAACTGTGACGTTGGCATTGCCATTGACTGACTGAATATCAATAGTGGTAGTACCGTTTTGTATACGATCACCAAGAATATTGCCGCTTAGTGTGGCGTTGCCCGACACTGTTAAATTACCGGTTACAACCACATCAGTCGGCGTAACTACCAGGACATTTGCTGTGCCACCTGAGCCAATGGTTACATTACCACTGGATGTTGGGATACCAATATTTGACGTACCGTTTATCAGGGCCGATATAACTGTAATCGCTGCTATAAATCTTACTTGGATAACGTCGCCGGCTGCTGGTGCTGTGGTAAAGGTAAGAGTGGTACCAGTGGTTGTATAGTCTATGCCCGGAGTTTGTAAAACACCGTTAATACTGACCAAAATACTTTCAGCAGTGGCTTCATAGTCCAGTGTAAAATTTACAGTGCTGCCGTCTCCATTTAAAGTTTGGTTGGTAATGGCTGATGTGTCGCCGGCTGATGACACCCAGTTTGACCCGTCATAGTATTCAAGTTGAGTAAGTTGTGTGTTTAACCGTAGTGTACTGGTGGTTGGTGGAGTTGGTCGTTGATCTGTGTTTCCTGCCGGTATAATTATGCCTGCGGTGCCGGCTATAGTGACCAGGCCAGTACCAGTGGAGGTAAGTGTGATATTTCCGTTGGCAAGGCTGGTACTAATTATCGTATTACTAAAGGTAATATTCGCAGTGTCGCCGCCTACACCAAACGTGCCTATGTATCTATAGCCCACAATAAACACTGATTTACCGGTGACGCCGCCTGTGATCACTGACGGAATAGTAGCACCATTAAAGTTTAAAATGCCGGCTTGATAATCAAAAAACCATGTATCGTCTGACCCGGAACCTGCTTGGAATAATCTGGTACCGGTGGTTTCTGGGGTGGTGGATCCTGTGGTATCTACATAAACCACCACCAGGTAATTGTCTCCAAATTGTGTGGGTATCCAGTTGGTAAGATTTGTTTTCCAGGTTTGATTGTCTGGGCTGGTTAGATCCTCTGTGCATTGTACCGTGGGGCTAAAACTACCTACACCATCTTTATAGACCTCCACTATTGCTGTGGTGGTTGCAGGAGGTGTACCCGGAATATCACCGCTGTTGGTCATTACCAAATCGCCGCGGTACAGCAGCGGACTGGCTATGCTTTCGTTAAATGCTTCTTTACTACCAGACCCAGGAGGAGGTATAGAAGTCTTGGCTACACCGTACCCAAGTTTTTTCCAAAGATAGTCTAGTTTTTGACTTTCGCCAAACGAAGCAGCCATTATGCAGCGTCTCCGATTGAAAGTGCAGTAACAGTTTGATTAGTGTTTAGTGCTATACGAACTAAAATATTATTGCCTGTGCTGTTACTTGAATTTTGCGAACCCAAGGTCATGGTATAGCCCACATTGGCTATGGCAGAATTTAAAGGTACTACATCGGCACCGGTTAGAGCAACACCGTTACTGCCGTTGCCACCCGATCCTGAATTTGCTCCGGGAACACCACTACCGTTGTACTGTAATGAACAGCTTAACCAACCGTTGAGACTCGATGTTGGACCCGGAAAGCCCGGGGTAGGTGACGAGAATCCGCCGGTGTCAATTGTGGTACCTGGGGCTGCAATGAACAGGCCTGCGATACCTGTGGTGGTTGTAAGTCTAATGTCAAAGTTGGCCATAGTGGCTCTACGGAATGCAAAAGTAAAGTATTGTAGGCCGCTGCGGCCTGTAGCAAGGTCGGGCCCCACTGGCAAGTATCCGGTGCTTAGATCTGTCACATAGTGTTTAACTACACCATATCGGTCAACTGCTTCTTGAGTGCCAGCAATAGTTTGAACACCACTCCATACATTGGCAGTATAGTTATTTGTGGCTCCGTTGAATGCTGGTGTGTTGGCCGCTGAACCAAATCCAGATATACGCAGGCCGTTGTCAGTGTACACAGATCCCAAGGTGGCACTGACCGCAATATTACCTTCGCTGATGCCAGTATTGGCCGTTGCATTGACCTGTATCTTGGTTGGCAACTGTACTGTGGTGCTGGTGCCAATCACGTTGAATATGTTGGCAGCCACGGTGCTTACACTGTTTACTGCTCCGTTGATCAAGACATTTAAATTGCCCATGATGTAGTTTGACGCAATACCAATATTGGCCTTGACATTACTGCCGGTCAGCATAGTGGTCGTGCCATCAATCTGCGCTAGAGTTTTAGTCTGTAAGGCTATGATTGATCCCGAGCCTTCATAATTGGTTCCAGCGGCCAGAGTAAACGGAGTTGCACTTCTAAATGTTTGTCCAGTAAAATTGGACATTTCTAAGTTGGCCACCGTGATAGCCGGGGAACCTGTGGCACTGTAATAAGGTATACCGGAAATATATGTATAAGTTCCGGCAGTGGCCTCAACCATTACGACATTGGCCGTGGTCACAGTCGGTGCTGAATTCAAGTTGTCTTTGACCATGCCCACTGTGTTGGTGTTGCCTGACACTGTGTGCCTAAGTTGAAAATCATTGTAGCCCGTGCCTAGGCTGGCCAAAGTGTTGCTGATGGTTGCCGAGAATACCTTGTAAAATCCCGTGGGCACCGCGGCATTGGCCACGTGCAGATCTCGATCAGCTGATACTATCAACGCACCTGTGGTACCCACGGTATTACCAGTGGTACTAAAGGTTACATTGCCGGCGGCTGTGTTGTTGACAAATGCAGTCAAGGTGCCTGTGGTTGCTGTGTTGGCGTTGACCACATTAGCAGCCGTGGCCACTGGCGTGGTAGTTGCAATACGAGTGACCGATACGCCGTTGGCCACTATGTTGCCGCCAGAGTTGTCCTGGGCTCCGGCCGCTAGTAATGGACTAGTTCCTTGACTGGCGGTGGATATAGTCACATTGGTAAACCCACTTAGGTTGGTAGGTGCTGTTGGATTGGCCAGGATTGTGATGTAACTGGTTCGAGTTTGTGTGTTGCTTTGTGAAAGCGTTCCTGGAGTACCATTGGCCTGTAAAGTCACAGTTTTAACACCAGTGGTGGGCGATCCTACAGCACTTTGATATGAGTGAGTGATATTGCCAAAAGTTGACAGGCCAGTATTGCTGGTAGTATCGCCCCAGGTCCAGTTGAACACATTACCGGTAAAGGCCACATTGGGTGACGTGTCGTTGCGGAAGTTGAACAGGCTGCGATCACGACTGTTATAGTCAGTATAAAGATATCCAACCTGTGCATTAGAGGTAAATCCTGTGGCATCGGTCTGCGTGTTGCTGGTGCCTACAAAGTTGGCTCTAACTTCTGGTTCAATACTGATAGTCACATTGCTTGACTTAAATGGGCTGGTACTGAAGCCGGTGTACAACCAAAGATTTGCGGTATAGTTCACTGTGGTGGCTGCATTCTGCTGAACACTGCTAAGAGCAAAAACGTGTGAGATATTGGCCGCTCCAGGGTTGCCGGCCAATCCAGATTGTATATTAATATTGCTGTTGGCGGTGCCATCACCCCACTGGAAGTTGTATAATTGTTGGACTCCAAAACTTGCCGTGTTGCCCGGCGTTCCCGGTGTGTCGTTTCTGAATTGTACATTTCCGCCCGATGTCGCTGCATAGTTAATGGTAGTTGCTATGTTGGCAGTGATTGCAGGACTTTGCTGTGCATAGACTTTAACATTGGTGTTGGCCGATGTCACACTGTAAGGTGGAGCATTGCCGGCAGTTTGATTTACACCTGTTAGATTGATTCCATATATGGCATCAGTGTTGGCCGAGTTGATATAAGTATGGCTGTCAGTGATCCAGGAGTTGCCAGGATTGACTGCAGAGTTACCGTCACCATAGTTAATTGTGAATGAGGTTGCATAAAGACTGGTGTTGGTCAGTGTGACACTGCTTCCTGTATCTAAACTTGTTGGACTAGTGGTAAATGACGGAATTGGTAAGGGTGTAAACAGCGTAATATAATCTGTGCGTGTGGTCGAATCAACCGATCCTTTGGCGCCAGCAGCAGCATTACCGGCCCAGGTTCCATTGGTGTTCCAGGCAGTGAATGTAACTGAGAATTGTCCACCAGATACATTGCTATAGATTTTTGTAGGGTTCTGTGTAGAGGCTGTGGTGCTATCACCAAAGTCCCACAAGAAGTTAGTGGCTGTGCCTACATAGGTTCCTGTGAATGCCACGCTCAATGGGCTAGGACCGGATGTCACATTGGCCACAAGATTGGCCTGACCAACAAAGGTTCCTTTGGCAATATTCAATGCTACCTGGTTAAGGTCATCTACGCTGTCTGTGACAAAGGTAGCAGTTGTCCAGCCATCGTATGCTACAGTGTTACCGGCAAGATTGCCGTCGGTTGGTGTACCTAGCGGTATCGCATTACCAATTACATTGCCAGCAACATTGCCAACTACAGTATCAACATAAAGTTTTGTGGCAGCATCTGCATTGGCAGTGGGCGTGGCAAGATTGGTTATCTTAACATTACCCACGGTGATATTACCGACGCTAGGCAATAAAATGTTACCAGAAATAATGTTGCCACCAGTGATATTGCCAGTGGCACTTACAAGTCCTCCAGTTAGAACATTACCACCTGTAATGTTGGCCGTGGCTGAAATCAAGCCACCGGTTAAAATATTACCTGCTGTAGCATTACCTGTGGCACTGACTATTCCGCCAGTTTTGATGTTGCCGCTTAATATATTTCCTGCAACTTCGAGTGCCACCGTTGGTGTGCTTGTGTTTATGCCTACACGATTATTGCTAACATCCAAATATAGTAAATCGGTATCAACTGCTAGATCAACGCCATCTCTTTCAAGATTGCTTTTGAGCATTTGACCCGCAACGCGACTAATAGCCATAGATTATCCTGTGATCAGATATTTATCAGGTTGTATGGATGACGTTGATAGGTATTCCCGAGGGCGGTGCGCTGGTAAAAGTGATGTCGAAACCACCATCGACTGTGTAACTTGTGGTGGCCACCTGGTAAATTGAGCCCACAAACACTATGATTTGCTCTGCGTTGCTTTCGACAATACTCATGGTAAACACCGTGGTCGAGCCATCGCCGGTAAAATCATCCACAGTGTAGGCTACAGAACCTCCACTTAGACTTACATAAGCAGTGCCGTTAAAGTACTCCACAAATCCCGAATCTGTGTTGTAGCGAATGAGGCCAAACACCGGTGAATCAGGACGATTGGCCGACGACCCGGTGGGCAGGACCACTCCAGTGCTGCCCGATTGCAGTCGGCGATTTTTTACAAAATATCCCATTAAATTGTGGTATATGTTGTGACAGTTGTAATAGCCGAATTAGCGTTGCAATTAACCTGAACGCTGTCACCATTTCCCAATAATAATTTTTCAGCGGCTTGATATAGTTGATATGTGTCACCTGCTGTTATTAATAAATTTGCTATGATAACATTGGTATTACCGGCCGTACCACTACTGGGTACCACAAATACGTTGGCTGTTACGTTGGAGCCTGAATAATTACACAAACTTAAAAAGGTAATGGCACTGTTGCCTGAACTGGCATAGGCTACATTTCCTGCGGATGTTATGTTGGCTACTGCGAGAGTCATGTTTATTCCTTAAAATATAATTCCAAATACAATGGCCTTGCTCTTGCTGACCAATTCGTCGTCAACACTGGCACTGACCACATAAAGTCCTGTTCCACCCGACCCTACGGCCTTGTTGTACACTACCACCGAATTACTCACCGTGGCCGGAGTTGTTCCTATATTACCAAATGCTTCGTGCCCTTGTATGGTCAATTTGTTGGTGGCTTTATCAAATGCCAAGTTGGCTGTGCCGCCAAACGAACCACCGTCGTTGAACTGAACGTTGGTGTTGGAGCCGGCTACTGTGGCGTTGCCTGTGGCAATATTGGCATAGCTAGTAACCGGTGCGCCATTGCTGTAAACACTGCTGCTAATTTGCCAGGCATTGGCTGTAGAGTTAAATCTGATTCCGGCAAAATGAGTGAGATTGGCCTGGGCCAGCAAGCCCATGCTGGTAATAGTGCCAGTATTATTGGCTGCAACCGTGATAAAATCGTCCACAGTTGTCAAGTTACCTGTATATGTCAAGTTACCATTAAACACTGTGTTGGCATAATTAACCGTGAAAATACCCAGGCCATCGTTGCCTGTGATAGTATAATCTCCGCTGGTATTCTTGTACGTGGTCATTTATAGATCCTTTGGATTATTTATGCGGTCTAAGAATATGGCTAAATCTAGGTGTTCCAAATTTTTGATGTTTTCCAATTCGGTAATTCTGGCTGTGGTTGCGCCGCATACTCTAAAAAAGTGCGTTTGCTGAGAATCTTCACAGATTTTGCGTAGTTGCTTGACCCAATTCCCGGTAAAGGTTGGAGCAGCTGTGGTGGGTTTGTAAAATTCTGTGCCTGCGTAGATGTTGTTAAAACTGTTGTTTTCCGCAGGCCCCATGTCAAACCCCACCAGATAAATCCTATGGTGTTGATCTTGCACTGCTATGCCAACAGCATTGGGTCCAGAACTGTAGCCGTGATAAGTTGTGGGTACTCGTCGTGCTCCTGAGTCCGGTAAAGGCTTGCGAGTATAAAAACAGTTTTTTTTGGAATAACCCGAATGTTGTATGGCTTCAGCAATGGGGCGATCGGTGGCCACCAGAACATCTGGGGTAAATTCTCTGTACAAGGCATTACACCCGTAGATCATGCCACAGTTTTTTACATGGGCTAGATTGATGTGTTGTCGGCTGCGTCCGTTACCCAGGACAAATGCTATGGTCATAAAAAATCCTCACAGTACTTATCTGTGAGGATTTTGGTCTGGAACAAATACTACTATGACGTGTAGTTTTCTACAATTGCCAAGTCCAGGGTACCAGCAGCGTTTTGGCTGCCTAATGCCCAGGTGTCAACCTCGGCACCGGATTTGGCTTCTGTGCCTTCGTCAGTGAAGAAGTTGGCATCCAAGACCACGTTGTTAACAACCTGTGTAGCCGACCAAACATCACCAGTACTGGCATTGCCGCCTGTTTCACCACCGGCAAAATTCTGGATGAATCTGTTGGTGATTTTACTGATGGCCACTTCTGTGGAATCGCCAAAGAAGTAACTGATGCTCATGTTGCCAGCTGAAGGTGTTAGATCGCTGGTTAATACACATTGACCAACTTCTTGTGCTGTACCTGTAGTACCCGAATCTGCGGCCGCTGTAGGTGTGAATATGGTGCCAATGGCTGCTGTAGCCGAAGATGCTAGACCCATGGCAGCCCAGTTGGTATCGCCTACTACTGTGATGCGCAAGGCCACACCGGCCACTGCGTTGACAGGATCGATGGAAGCTGTGGTAGCTACCAAGAACTTGTGTGCACCTTTTTGGCGTAGAATCACACCATTTGCTTGACCGCTATAACTGCTGGTAATGTTTACTTCACATTTGACCACAGGATAGACAGCACTGACTCCGCCGCCACGCACACCACCGACTACACCTAGCCAGGCTGGATTTGTGCCTACTGGGGGTGTTGGCGCTGTCAACTGACTGAATGGTGGATATGCTTGATCTATTGGAGTAGATGTTGATGCATTGTATTTTTGAATCTTAAGAGGACGTCCCATTTTGTTTTCTCCTTAAAGAAGTCCGATGCGAGTTCTAGTCGCTACGCGGTAGGGCTTAATCTTCCGCATAAAACCCCGTATTGGGTTGACAAGTATTTAGCACCATCGAAATAAATCCTGCTGTACTAACCCAATTAAATAGAATCATATGACCACTGAACAATTGATTGACCAAGGCAACGTGTGCCGCGAAGAGAACCGCCCGGCCCAGGCCCTGGCCTACTATGCCCAGGCATTTACCCAGGATCCTGACAGTTTTAGTGCGCACAACAACTATGGCAATGTACTGCGTGAACTGGGGCGCCCAGATCGTGCTATTCCTTACATAGAAACAGCGTTAAAAATTATTCCAGACCAGCCCACTGCCAACTTTAACCTGGCCGTGGCCTACTTGCTGTCCGGTGACTATGCCCGCGGGTGGCCGCAGTACGAATGGCGCTGGCGCTTTGAACATCTTGACGGGCAATTGCCCACTCACACCCAACCTCGCTGGGCCGGGGAAGATCTTAAAGATCGTACTATCTTGGTGGTAGGTGAGCAGGGGCACGGAGACAACATTCAATTTTTTAGATTTTTAAGCGATTTAGATTCTCGGGGCGCACGGATAATCCTACAAGTGACTGCCACCGTGGTTCCGTTGTTTCAAAATCCTCGTATACAGGTGATCAGTTTCGACGACCCTGTGCCAGAGTTTGACTACTGGTCGCCCATCATGAGTCTGCCGGGGATCCTAAACGTCACGCTTGAAACCTTGCCAAATATTCTGCATTACTTAGTGGCCAATCCGACCTTGTGCCGGGTCTGGCAAGAACGTCTGGGCCCGAAAAAGCGACTGCGGGTGGGGTTCTGCTGGTCGGGTCGTAGAGATACCTGGATAAATCGCCACAAAGGCATGCCGTTTGACATCATGCTAGATCTAGTCCGGAAAAATCCTGACTATGAGTGGATTAACCTGCAGGCTGACTGTACTGAAGAAGAAAGTGCTGCCCTGAGTACTGCCGGGGTGACTTGCTTTCCCGGTCTAATTCACAACTTTGCCGATACTGCAGCCTTGGTGCATCACCTAGACGTGGTCTTGAGTGTAGACACTGCTGTGGCGCACCTGGCCGGTGCCATGGGTCGTCCTACCTGGGTCATGTTGAATTGGTTTGGTCTTGACTGGCGCTGGTTGTTGAATCGTGATGATACACCGTGGTATCCCAGTGCTAGACTATTCCGTCAACCTGCCATGGCGGACTGGGCATCAGTTACAGATAAAATCCATCAATACTTGACTTGGTTTAAAGTTTAGAGTTTAGAGATTTTTACAGTTTATGCCGTGCCAGCGAGCGTAACCGTTGACTGCTACCAGTTGATCGCAGTGTGGGCACAGTTTTTTCTCACGTTTCTTACCCGTAGTTGCTTCTATTTTTTTTCTAATAGTTTCTTCACTTTGCTTACGACCTGTAGCTTTAGCAGACATTTTAGCAAGTGTTTCTTGTGAATGAGTTTTTCCCCACATGTTATTATTTTTACCTTGTTTAGCCGCAGATAGTTTAGCTCGGTGTTCTTCTGTTATAGGTGGTTTCTTCTTGCCGGTCGTTGCTTTTTTAAGTTTTTTAATCTGTTCTGGTGTTAGTTTTTTGCCTAGATTTTTTTGACGTATTTTATCTTTGGTTTCTTGTGT